GCGACGCTGCATCGGCGGGGTGAACGCCAGCATCTCTTTCCGCGATGGCGCGTTCTTGTAGTGCTCCATGTACGGACTGGTCGTGAACTCCGCGGCTACCCGCGCAAAGCGCCGTCCGTACTCGCCCGTGACGGTGCGCCCCTCGCTACGTCCACGCATCTCCGCGATGACGCCAGTGATGAAGTCGTCATACGTCTGGCTCAGGCGGTACTTCTTCGTCAGAACTTCCCACAGCTCCTGGATCTTGTCGTACAGTCCTTCAAGGAACGCACGCACGCCCTTGTTGTCAGTCACCTTGCCCGCGTCCTCGAACGTGCGGCGCAGCTTGCTATCCCTGCTGGCGACGTACGCAACGAACTGATTGGCCATCCACTCAGAGAACGCCTCTGGGTTTTGCCCGGACTGCAGCCACGCCTCCTGAAGACCGCCGAGCATCTCCTTGGCCTCTGCGGCCACCTTCGGATCCTGGTGCTTGGCCATCTTGCGCACCTGGTCCAGATACGTGAACTCGATCAGGTGCCCAAGCTCGTGCGCTAGGACCTTCAGCTTGTTGCGCATGTCGCGCATATCGCGCGGCTTGCCACCCTTGTCCATCTTTATCGTGTCGCTGATATAGATGACCGGCATGCGGTCTTCCATAGTCGACATGATGTCCATGGCAGTGAAGTAGCCGAACCCAGTGCCCTTGGTGCGCATCCTGAGCAACAGGTCGTGAGCCCACTGGGCTGACTCGTGCGTGCCTTCGCTCGCGTCGACCACGTCCTTGTACGTAGCGATGAGTTGGTCGAGCCCGGCCTCGTCGACCAGCCGAATCCGCGTCTGCAGCCCGAGCGTCTTGAGCACGCCGCGGACTACGCCGGCCAACGTCTTGATCGACTCCCCACCGAGTGCCTCGACTTGCTCGCCGTCGAAGTACCCCTGCACACGCTCACGCGCCTTCTTCTCCGCCTCAGTCAGCGGCTTCTTGTTGCGCGCTCCGCGCGCCAGGGCGGACTGCTTGGCGTCTTCGCGCTCCGCCTGGGTGTCTTCCTCCATGTTCTCGATGTGATCGACGCCTGCTTCCATCTGGTGCAGGATGCCGCGCTCCTCAGCAAGCGTCATCAATTCGTTTTCGATCGTGCCGTCGACGCTGACAGTCTCGGTCGCGTAGCGCTCTAGGCCGATCTTCTCGACATAGGTCTCAAGCGCCCTCTCCGCGCGCTGCACTGCCATCTTGGCCTTGGCCAGCCGCTCGACCGTCTTCGGCTCACTTCCGAAGCCATCTTCCTCGCGCGTTACGGCAACCTCGGCGGCGCGCTGCTCCGCGACTGCCGCGTCGACCGCAGCACTGAGTGCTTGGTACTTCTCCAGTACGACGTCGTCAACTTCTGTTGCCGTACGCTGCTTGCCCCGAATTACCTCGCCGTCCTTCCCGCGGCGATTTATCCACTCACGGTTGACCGCTTTGCGCGCCGCTTTCTTCCGCGCGTACAGATCCTCGCTCTCGGCCTTGAGCTTCTTGATCTTAGCGAGCAGCATCGAGCGCTCGGTGTTCTGCTGCGCCGTGCGATTCTCGACGGCCTTCAGCTCATCGAGCCAGGCACCAATGCGAGCGCGCTCGGAGTTGGTCTCCTTGATCTTGGCCAGCAGACCGGGCTCCTTGGCCTCGATCTCCTCGTTCATGTCGAGCTGGGTGGAGCCGCGCGACTCTTGGCGCACGTCGTCCCACGTCAGCGTGCCCTCGCCGTTCTTCGTCGTGTAGACGATGGTGTCGTCGGGGATGTCCAGCTCGGTGGCGTTGCGAGACTTGTTGATCGACGGCGTAGTACTCTGCTGCTCCTGCTGCGCCTTACCAGCAGCCAAAGCCTTCTTGACCGGCAGCACGTACTTCTCGCTGATGAACCCGAGCGCAGCACCGAGTGCTTCGCTGACGTGCTTCTGCGTCGCCTGATCCGCCGGCTTGTAGTACCCAAGCAGCTGTCGGCCGAAGTTGACCAGGCCCGGCAGGTTGAACCGCGCGACGGTGTAGTTGTCCTCGGTGGACTTCTCGCGCGCCTTGACCTCCAGCCGACTCTCCGTCTTATTGAAGCCGGTCGCCAGGGAGTTCACGAGCGCGTCGAGCGCCTTCTGAAGATCCTGCGCGTCGAGCCCAGCACTCGGTGCTACGGACTGCGTCACCGACTTCTGCGGGAACAGCTGCAGCTCGTCGTTCGTCACCTGAATGGTGATGTCCCAATCGCCATTCGGCAGTTCGGTCAGCGTAACGCCGGGGATGAGCTGGCGAAGCGCGGCGACCACGCCACGAACTTCGCTCGTCGTCAGCGGAGCCTCGCCGCCACGCGCGCGCTTCTTGTTGAGCCGCACAGTGACTGGTGCCGGCGCTTCGCGCTCGGTCGTCGTCTGCTGGTCATTTACAGCGGCGTCCAGGCCCTGTTCATCCTGCTCGAACTGAACGTCGTACAGCGCCTTGAGTAGCCCAATACGCTGTGCGAAGCTCTTAGCACCGGGGAATACTTTTCGGAGGATTTCTTTGGTGGAATCCGCAAAGCGCTTAGCCAGCTCCGACACCGGCTGGTCTTTGTAGTTGTGATACAACCGCAGGAGAGCCTCGCCGTGCTCGCGCCACGCGGCGAGGTCTCCCACGGCCCCATCGGCTAGCAGCGCTTCTTGCCGCCCCCGCCCTTCTTCTTGCCCTTGCCCTTCATCGGTAGTCTCCTGTGAAGGTTCGACAGCTGCGCCCCGCTGCCCGGTACTCAGCGTATTCCCCTGGTCTACCAGCGCATCGTCGGGGGGCACGGAGTTCGCACGATCTCGAAGATCCGCCCACGCAGCTAGCCTCTTAGGTTCAAGCGACCCACGAGAGTAAAGACGGAGGTCTACTTGCTCGACGAAGTCATTCGCAGCAGCATCGTAGTGCGCTGCTAAATTGGGGGACACCAGACTAAGGATGCCCCGCTGCATGTCCTCAAGGTCTTTAGCCGTCTCTTCCAAGTTGGCTAACCTGGGGCCAAACTCGGGACCGAGAAGCTCCGCAAGCCGGTCTGACGAGATGTTGCGACTCACCCCCGCCGACTGGAACCCACCGGTCTTGCTTCTCTCGGCTGGGCCAAGATCCCAACGGTAGCCGCCGTCTTTTGATGGCTTTCCGGCAAGAAGGGCTTCCTTCCCTGCCGCATTACGGAGCAGAAAGACGATGTAATCAGGGTTGGGCTGCACCACAAGCACGCTGTAAGCATTGCCAACACGGAGCGGTGCGTCTTCTAGGTCTGCTACGACCGAGGGACCCTGAACGGTGACGGGACCAGAGCGCCCTACCGCGGGGGTAGCCAGCTCCTCCGCAGACATGCGGGCAAGCCGCTGGCGAATAGCTTCATCCGCTGTACTGACTTCAACGGAACCGCCCTCGCCCGCCTGCTCCTGCGCAGACGCAGCAGCGTCCTCAACGCGCTCGGGGTCGACGAGCTGATCGCTGACGTGCGCACCCGTCTCGTCGATGGCGCTGACGACAGGCGAGTTGTCCGGGTCGCGGACTTCGTCCTTGTTCTGCTCGTAACCGAGGATCTCGGCCTGCTTGCCCTCGGCGTGCAGCCGGAGGATGTCGTTGCGCTTGAACGGACCGCCGGCCTTGTAGAAGTACTTCGCCCCATCGACCTTGACAGTGACGAGCCCCTTCAGCGCTTTGGCTTTGCCCGTGGCGTCGTACGCTGCGGGCTTGCGGCCGTCAAGCACCGCCTGCATCGCTGCCTGGATGTCTTGCTCAGGCTCAGCGACGGTGCCGTCCTGCGCGACGGAGGGCTGACCGGAGGTTACTGAAGCGGCTTGCTGCTGCCGTGCGTACTGCCGTATCTCGTCTCCCCGCCGGATATTAGCGTCATACCTATGTGGGTCGCGCCGACGATGAAACTCAGGATCTCGCCGCACGGCGAGCTTCGCTTCCTCAAGCGCCCGCTTATCGCGGGCCGTCCCAGTACCGCTCTCTTCAAGCTGCTGTATTATCCCTGGCAGCTCTTCTGCGAGGATTTGGTCATACTCATCGAGGTGCTTTGCGATGGTTTCGTACGACTTCTGACCGCCGCCGTGACCTCGTGGGATCTGGATGTCCCACAATCTGTGCAAGTCATCCAGCCGAGTAAGCAACACATCCCATCGGTAAGCGTCTTCGCCGCGGGCGGCAAACACCGGATTGGGGCGCTGGTTCGCGGTTCGCGCCCCCTCCTGCTCGGCCTGCGCCGTGATCATCGCGTCCGCTTCGCGGGACGACGCCGGACGACGCTCGGAAGACCAAGCGGTGGGCACGACCTCCCCAGTGCGCTTCTTGATCACGCCAGCGAAGCCGCGCGCTTCTTCCATGATCAGGTACGCAAGGGAGCGCAGGGACTCCGCTTGCCTGCGGTCTCTAGCATCCCAGGAGTTGCCGTTGCCTTCCGAAGCCTTCAGGTACCCGTTCGCCTTCTCCACCTTCTTGGTGACCATGCCCTTGAGCCAGGCGATGGGCTTGTCACTGTGCGCGACCGTCTGCAGGCGGACGATGTGGTGGACCAACTCACGGTCTTTCACCGACAGCGCGCGCCCCTCTTTGGCAGCAGCTGCCTCTGCCTCGCTCAAGCGCTTGCGCAACACACTCAGCTGCTTCCACGCATCCGCGCGCTCTTCCTTAGAGTGCGGGATCTTGTCCATGCCCTCGTCGGCAGCCGGCGCGGCGTCCTCGGTCGGCGCCATCCCAGCAGACTGACGATCGATCTCTTCGTCGGTCAGCGCCGGCGGCCCTTCCTCCTGGCGCTGAGTACGGAGTGCTGAGAGCTGAGCCTGGCGCAGCACGCGCCGCACGCGCTCTTCACGAACGGCATTCGGATTGGCAACCGGTGCGGGGGACGCAGCACTCGGTGCTGCGGGCTCAGTGGACTCCGCGGGCGCTGCGGTAGCCAGGCCACCAGCCGCTTGGCGCTCAGCACTCGGTGCGAGGAACTCCTGCGCCTGCGTCTTGATGCGCCCGAGGTCCTCGTCGATGCCCGACAGGATGTGCTCGATGGCAGAACGATGAGCGACGCGGCTGTTCATGCCAGCCTCGCCGAACTTATCGACCAGCGACTTGATCAGGTCAGTCTCAAGGTACTGCGCCTTGTCGCCCAGCTTACCCAAGCACTCGTCGTACCTAGCCATCCATGACTCCTGACTCCAGCACTGCCCGGAGAATCACCAACAAGTCTTCGTCGTCCCGCTCCAACGCCGCCCGACGCAACTCCGCAACACGTCGCTCGAAGCCGCCCGCCGAGAGCGTAAACCGCGTGATGGGCTGCGGCTCATCGGGCTGCGCTAGCCAGGCCCCGTCGCGCCAAGCCCCCGCGCGCCAAGTGCCCGGGAGCCACGCGACCAAGTTCACACCGGCCCCCACTCATCGCCCGTGACGCCGGAGCCCTCCACGGTGATGGCGTTGATCTTCTTGACGTCGACAGGGATCGTCGCAGCGAGCAGCCGCGCCATGATCTCGTCGGCGATGTCAGACGGGGTCGGCCCGGATGAGCCGGAGGTACTGATGCCTTGCGCCTGGACCGGCACGACGTAGGCGACGTTGACCTGGTACGTCCCGAGCGTCGCGACGACGGGAGTGCCGCCGCCATCGACGAAGAGGTTGCCGGTAATCGTTAGGTTGTGGTTCTGCTCCATCGGCCGCACCCGCCAGCCGTTGAGCAGGAAGATGTAGGGCGGAATTGACAGCCCGCTGCCGAGGTCGTCGCCACCTACCTGACGGAACGCCGGGAGCCACCGCCCGTTGTCGGTGTCGTCATCCAGCCAATCGCACCACCTCGACCAGACCTCCGCCGCAGTGACGGAGGTCGAGTCGAGGATGATCCGTTTGGTAGCGCCATCAAAGGTGATAGCCACACGGCTCTCCTATCAGGCGGTGTAGGCGCGATCCTGCTCGGCGACGAGCGAGATGGAGATGCCCTTCGACCGGCTGATCGTGCCCGTGGCCACCACCGGTTTCGCGATGCCTTTGTTGCCCGCCACCACCGTGACTGGTGCGTCTTCCCCGTCGGAGCCGGTACCGCGCTGCACGTTACCGTCGTAGTCGTAGGAGAAGCTGATCGAGCCCGAGCTGATCGACCCAGCGATCGGGTTGGTGTCCTTGTCGTTCACCGTGATGGCGTTGGCCGTGCCGTAGTCGTCGCCCGCGTTGTCGCCGGCGTCGTCGTTGGTGAAGTACATGCGGTAGTAGCCGGTGCCGCCCTGCGTGAGGAAGCTGTTGAAGTTGAGCACGCCAGCCGATGCATAGGGGTAGTACCGCTGCACCGCGTTGTGGTCGATGAAGTAGATGCGGTTCAGGTCGGCGGACAGCACGCCATCGATGAACACGTCCTGCGAACAGTACAAGGTGTCGCCGGTGAAGCTCATGAGCGACGCCTGGGTCTTGCCGTTGACGGTGCCCGAGCCGGCGTCGATGTCGGAGTTCTGGCGCAGCTTGTACTGGATCCAGGTATAGATCTGCTCCAGCGTTGCATTCGCCGTCGTGTTGTCGACGATGATGCGGAACGGGTAGCTGCCAGAACCGATCGTCTTGTTCTGGTCAGTCGCGTACCACGTCAGTGACAGGCTGGAGTACGGCGCACCAGACATGGCCGCGTCGAGGATCGGCGAGCCGCTGGAGTAAGTCTTGAGGTCGGTGCCGACGGAAATAGGCAGCGAGACCTTGAACGCACCAGTGGCGGACAGACCGACGTCACCGAGTACTGCGTCGTCGAACGTGTAATTCGGCTCGCGACAGAAGAGCTTGAAGTAGGTCCGGTTGTCGAAGTTGCCGTTGGTGCTGTCACCGTAGACCTGAATGCCCTCGTTGGGCGCATCCGTGAAGGTGAAGTTCGCCGCCGCGCCGCCCGAATCCTTCTGGTAGTAGAACTGCGCACCAGAGGGGAAGCCAGAGGCCAGCGCGACGATGCCGACGTACTGGCGGTTGAGTACTCCGGCATTGCTGTACTCAGACCAGCCGCCGTCCCTGAGCATCTGCCGCGTGGTGTCTCCAGACGGTTTCCAGCCGTTTGGCGAACCGCCGTCCGTGCCGAACTGGAACTGACCGGACAGGGCGTCGATCGCGTACATCGGGAAGGGGTACTTGTTGTAGGTGCTCGACTCCCACAGCTTGATGAACTTGGAGTAGAGCGCCTGCAGCGTCACGCCGTCCTTCGCCACGAGGTTGCCTGCGGCGACGAGCGTGAACGTCTTGGCAGACGTGTCGAGCGTGATTTCCGTGCCGACGTTGAGATCGTCGCCGTCCGTGATCTTGGCCATGCTGTCCCCCTATGGCGTAAAGTTGCGGTCAAAAGTTTGCGTGATGGGCAGCACCGCGTTGCTGCTACTTAGCTGGAAGCCCCTGATAACGTACGGGACAAATCCCTGTTGGTAGACACAGATGTCTACAAAGGTGTTAGACACGTACTCGTAGGCAAAGTAGAACGATGACTCTGCGACGGCGTCACCGCTGTCCAGTACGGTGTCCGTGCCCGACTCAAGGATCACGATGTCTGAGCCGATCTCGATGTTAGAGATCTCCAGCATTACCGGGTTGAAGATCAAGACCGTCGCACCCGCGGTACGAATCGAAGGCACTTCCGTACTGTTGTAAACCTGTATCACGACCGTGCCGCTGGCGATGTTGACGTAGATCGCTTCGTCTCCGGTGGATCCGTTCTCGGTCGCATAGTTAGTGAAGGTACATCCCACCAGCGGAACCGGCTCCTCGCCCGAGGCCGTACCGCTTATCTCGATCGCGTGCCCTGAGCCGCCAGAAGTGAAGGCGCAATCTACGATATTCCCCAGGTCTATTGGCGAATCAACATCGACCTTGGTGTTCGCGAACGTCGAGTTCCCCAAATACGCGCCGTTCTGCGTAAAGGTCGGGCAGTTGATGAAGTTCATGCCCATGAACACGGCGACGTCCTGCAACGTGACCGTAGCATTGACGACTGTCGTACCGGTGAAATCGTAGTTTGCCGACCCGCTAGATGCTGCGTCCACCTCGAAGCGGATCAGCGACTCGGAGGTGATCGTGCTGTTCCGAATATAGATCGTGTCGCCAGACGACGCCTTGATGATGACGCCAAGCACACCCGCGTCGACGTGGAACATGCCGCCGTACTTAGACCCAGCGACTGTGACGAAGTCGAACGTAGCGAGGTTGCAGTCAACGTCGCACGCCTTGGTACCACCGAATTGGACGGGGATGTAGATCTGCCCAGCGTTGTAGTAGGGAAACAGAGTCCCGTTAAGCGCCCGCTTGATGTCAGACCAGTTAGCCGCACTTCCACCCTGGATGATCGCCCGGTTGGCGAACGCCATATACGAGTGGTAGATGTTGGCGACTTCGTCGGCGTAGGAGCCCTGCGAGATCACCCACTTGCGGGCGTTGTTGAAGTCCGGCGCCGTACCGCTGACGCTGTGCGAGGTATCGGTCGTCTGCGACGGCTGGATTGCCCACGTCACGCGCTTGTCGCCCGCGCACTGCGGGTAAGCGAACCCGCCGATTACCCACGACTTATAGTTGTTGGATGAGTCCAGCAGCGGGAGCCTGACGCCATAGCCGAGGTCAGCGGCGCCCGAGTCGTAATACTCACGCGGAGAAGTGAACTGGTACGTCCCGACGAGGTAGCGCTCCGCTATGTCGAGGTCGATGGTCGTGCCAAGGTCACGAATCATGCCCGTATGACACCCGATGTAGGTGTTTGCGGGGGATACAGCGTTAGTAGACCAGAAGGCGTTAATGCCCGTGTCCGCCACCGCACCATAGGCGTCGTACACCAGCCCCGCCTCGGCCACGCGGATGCGGCTGATGGTCGGGTTGGTCGACCAGACAGTGGTGCAGCGCAGCCGGATCCAGTAGGCCGACACCGAGTTGACGGTGGTTGTCGCCTGGTTGGACGGAACGCGCCACTGGATTACCTGGTTGTCACCAACCGTCGCAGTGAGGTTCGACGTTAGGTCGAGCTTCTTCGGGACGGCGGCCCACGCGGTGCCGTTGTAGTACTCAACCGCGATGACGCCCGCCACGCCCGCCGTGCAGCCCGCGCGGTCCAGGATCAGCGAAGAGAACTGCGCCGCGTCGCCGATGTAGATCGCGTCGCCAATCGCCTCGGAGGACGGATACGCCACGTCCGCGTCGGTGTCATTGGTCGCCGCCGTGGTCAGGTCGGTGAAGACGCCGCCGTCGTCCTGGTAGACGTAGTCGGGGTCGCGCACGTCCCAGCCGCGGAAGTTGTTGGTGTTCGTCTCGTTGGTATAGGCGGCAGATCTCTCCCGGTGGTATCCAGTGTCGATCACGTCATGGATCGTGGCCGACGCAACGACAGGCACCCGTCCGCCCACTGCGTTGCGGATGGCGAGCTGCAAAAAGACGAGGCTGTTGTTCGTCAGGGTGCCAATAAAGTCGATGGCATCCGACGTGCCGTCAGTCGGCTCCACCGACCAGCCGGCGAGGAACGAGCAGGCGCCGTTGTCCTGCGCGTCCTCGACCACGAAGTTGCCGCCGGAAGGGACGGGGTTCACCGTGCCGTCCACGCCGACCGCGACCAGGATCAGAGAGTTGGCGTAGTTGACCGCAAGGCCCGATGCGGAGTAGGGCGGGCCAGCGGTGTCGTTGTTGTTGCCGACCACGTCGACGCAGTCGGAGGCTGCCGAGACGTAGTGGTAATCACGGACGATGAAGACGCACCCGGCCCACTCTTCACTCGCTCCGGTGAAGGTGCATGGCGTAACAGGCAGGGCAGTAACCCTGGTGTACGCGACGGCCATGCGAATCGAGCCCGCCGTGTATTCCCCGCTGGATGGGATCGTCCAGTTCGAGGTGATCGCCGTAGTGGTGCCATCACGAGAACACATGGCGACCAGCAGATCACCGACCTGCACGCCACCGGGGGTAGCCATGGTGAACGTGGTCGTAGCGACCGCTTCCTGCGAGGATGCAACGCCTGCGACGTAGGCCATCTTATAGCTCGGTAGCAACCACGTTGGTGATGTGACGGGTCAGCATTTAGCGCATTCGCTGACGGGCGCGGCCCCACGACGGGGCCGCGCCCACTACAGCCGGTTACGGAGCCACGCCAGGAGTCGGCTCAGGAAAGTTGATGACGCCGCCAACGGCTTCGCCAGCCACGCACTCGATGGTGCCGAGCGTGAGGATTTCCTTCATGCCCTCGCCGAGGTCGGCGTCAGCAGTGACGGTGATCTGAGCGGAGCCAAGCGGGCCAACCGGAATGATGTCGCAACCCATGCCGCCCTCGGCCGGAACCAGAGACAGCAGATCGGGGCGATCGGTCGCCCACACCGGGTCGCCATCTACAAGAGCGGCGTTGCCAGCGGCGTCGACGTAGGAAATGGTGCAGCCGAGCAGTTGCTTGTCGATGGGAAGCAGCATAGAAAAGTCTCCTGTGAAGGTCAAAGTTGCGCCGTTGAGATGCACGGTGAAGCGGGACTTGAGCCGACGGCGCGGAGCCGGCTTTTCGTCCGAATAGAACCAACAGCCGTAGGTGAGCATCAGGAATGATCCCCTTACAATTCCGTGGCGACCACGTTAGTGATGTAGCCGTCGTAGTCGCGGTTCACGTCGAACCGCCACTTCTTCTTTTCCACTGGCGCCTGCTGAGTATCTTTGCGCGCGACTGGGGCTGCCACTGCGGACGGCGGCTTCGCAACGCGCGCTTTGCCGCCGCGTTCGAGTTGCTCCAGTCGATCGCGTTGGATCCTCATCGCGTAAGGCACTCCCGCAGCAGCTCATACGCCTCGCGCTGAGCACTTAGTTCTGAGGCCGCCTGCTTCGCCGGCATGCGCGCAGTACCCTGCTCGCCGGTCTCGGCTACAGTGATCGGTAGCTCCACCTCGAAGTCGTCCGGCAGCGCGTCGTACCACGGCCTGGTCGACCTCGGTTGGTCGACCTCGGGCCCATCTGCTGGCGGTGGGACCGGGCGGCCATCCGGCATCGTCGAAGGCGCTGCGTCGCCCGCAGGCGGCGGCGTACCAGCAGGCGGTTGTGCGCCATCAGGCGACGGCGCGCCAGCGGGTCGCTCGTATCCGATCGATTTGACCGCACCGCCCGCGCCACCAAGCGCACCACCGACGATGCCGCCAGCGAAAGCCGCTTCGCGGAAGCGCTTGAGGTTCTCCTCGGAGAAGATCTCGTACGTCGGGTCGTGCATGGCACGCGCAGCGACGGCTACGATCTCCTGCGCGTACTCAGTGGGCGCCTCCGCAAGCGCACCAAAGCCCATGGCCTTTGGCACTTCCTTGGCCAGCGCCTCGGCGAAGTTCTTGGCCACTACGCGCTTGGCAGGGTCGAAGAAGCGGCCTAGCACAGCCTCAAGGCCCAGCGCATCCATGCCGCTGATGACCGTGCCGCCCAGAAGCGCAGTACCCGGTGCGCGGATGCCGCCCTCGTGCAGCTCCTGCTGCACCTCGCCGACGGACACCGGCATGTTGGACGCCGTCATGCCGGTCATGCGACCGGCTGCTGCGCGCCGCGCTGCCAGGGTCGCCGCCTCGCGTACGCCGAGCCCCTCGACTGCGGCTGCAACGCCGCGCTTGGCAACTGCGCCGCCAACGCCGCCGCCCGCCGCCATGAGCGCCAGGTTAGCTACCTGCTCGCCGACCTTCTCCAGCGCGTACGTGCCGAAGTCACCGATACTGTGCACATCTTCCCAGGTCGGGACTTCCGCCGGGTTTGCCCGCTGCTCGCGCTCGGCAGCGTCGGCAATCTCGCGGCCCATCTTCTCGCCGCCTTCCCACCCGGTCAGCTGACCGAGCACTTCAAGCCCGGCGCCCGCAAGCCCCTTGGTCTGATCGACACCTCGCTCGAACGCACGGCCGAACGTACCCGTGCCCGATATGCGCTCGGTAGGCCGAGCATGTGCGCGAGCGCGCAGGTTCTCGTCCAGCCGTTGCCCAGCAGCACGCGCTGCGTCCGGCGGGATTGCCGGCAGCGGCTCGTCGGAGAGCATGCGCTCCAGGCGGGCGCGATTGATGTTGGGGTCCTGCGTTCTGCTCTCGACTACGGCGTTGCCCGAGCGAATCATCTCCTCGACGTGCCCGGGGATCCGCGCCAGCGTCCGTCCGTACGAGTCCTGGCCGTGCGTCTCCAGCTTCAGCTCGCCGTTGGCTTCGGCCCGGTTGATGAAGTCCAGCGTGCGCCGCGTAGCGTCGGTCGCCCCGTACTCGTTGCTGCGCCAACCCTTCTCTTGGTGCACCGTCTCCGGCGTGTTCATTCCATCGAGACGGAACACTTCGCCAGACGCCTTGTTGATGATCGTGTCGCCGTCCTCGACGACCCATCGCCCTGAGTCGCTGACGAGGTTTGCCGTCTGCGGCCCGCCATCGACGATGTAGTCGTCGAGGTTGAACGCGGGCGCAGCAGACTGCGGCCCATCGACAATGAAGTCGTCGAGGTTGAGTGCCATTACCGCGGCCTCGCGCGCAGCTCCTGCTCGACGATCTGGCGCGCAGTTTCGATGTCGGGTGCCACTCCCTGCGCAACCAGCTTCTCCAGATCAACGCGCTTGCCGTTGGGCAGGTGGACGAACGGCTCCTGGGGACCGGCACCACGTAGGACGGAGCGATCAACCGTCCCACGCGTATCGACTACGTCACGCGCCTCGTACCCCGGGATCCATTTCGACCAAAACGTCTCCTCATTCTTATCGCCCTGCCGCGACTGACGGTACAGCTCCAGGAACTTATCCCAATCCCCCTCGTCCCAGTCTGTGTGATCCGGGGGGAAGCCGGCCTGAGCAAGCGCCGGCCGTTCCAGCGCTATGGTGCGGCGGATGTCGTCCGCAACTGCCTCTGGCTCGTGCTTACCCTTTACTTCCGCCCAGGGCGGGGTATACAGCTTGCTGAACGACTCGATGCGCTTGTCGGCGTACTTCGTGGCGTCCGCTTCGCCTGATTTGCGCCCCTTACCCTGGCTGCGCCGTATCTCGCGCATGGTGGGGTTTTCTACGTGACGCAGCTGCTCGCCGCTCTCCTTGTTGACGACGTAGTACCCGCCGAGCCCGTCGCTGACGATCTGCAGCTTGTCGTCCTTGTGGTACAGCTCGCCAGTCTTGGCGGCGTCGACAGACTCCTTGAACGTAATGACGCCGGCCTTGTACAGCTGCCGCAACGCACTGCGCTGCTCCGCCACCTGCTCGGGGGAGAGGGTCGAGGAGGGGCGCAATGGGAACGTAGTTCCTTCTGCCGGCGCCTCAGACGCCCCCGGCGCCCCCGGCGCTTGCTGCGAAGCCGGTGGAGTCGATACCTGCTCTTCGGCAGCTGCGGCGTCCTGACGTGCTCCGTACGGAGCACTTGGCGCTTGGGCTGCTCTCTGAGCGGGCGCGGACGGGCGGGAGCTACGAGCAGCTATCGCCGCCAGTTTTTCGTCTATGACCGGGAGGTGTTCTTCGGAATAGCGAAGCCGCGTCATCTGATCGGAGAGAGGCGCGCCTGGCTGACCGCGCGACAAGATCGTGCGCTTCAGTTCGAGCAGCGACTTCTGGTCGTCGGGAACGCTGTCCCACGCGTCCAGTGCGCGGCGCTCGTCGACGTGCATATCCTCGCCGCCAGTCGGCGGGATGGAGTTCAGCTGACCGCGACGCTGCGCGCGCGCCTCCCGATCCAGAACAAGCGGATTCCGCTCCGGCGCGGCCGGAGGTTGCGGCGCTGCCTGCGCAGGCGCTTGTGCAACCGCTTGCGTAGGCGCGCCATCCGCGAGCGAGGGGCGAGCAACAGGCGACGACTGCGACTTGGCCTCGACCTTCCGCGACCAGAAATCGACAAACTCGCGCGGCGTCATGCCAATGCCGCCGTTGGCGATCATGTTCTGCCGCGTGGTCTTGTCCACAGTCGGCGAGTCGGAAGCGGCAGCCTTCAGTAGCCGAACCGCACCGCCGCGACCCTGCTGATGCGCGAGGTACAGCGTAGCGTCGTTGACAGGCAAGCCGTTGCGCTGAAGCTCTGCAGCATCGTCTTGCGCCATACGGACGACTGCCGCCGTCTCAGCCTCCAGGTCTCCGCGCTTGTCGAACCCGTCGCCGAGCAGCCCGTATGCTCGCGCCGTCCCGTTAACAAACTGGAAGTGTCCCCTGGCCGACGAATTGGGATTCCTGAGATTCTTCCCGCTGCCACTCTCGATGGCCCACAACGTCCGCAGGTAGTTGTCAGACGCCCCTGGAATTGCGCCAGCAGGAGCAGACGGAGCGCCGGCGGGAGCAGCCGCAGCACGGGCCTGCCAGTCCTTGGGGATCGGGGCGTCATCAGGAGCAGACTGGGTACCTGGCTGAGCAGTAGGCTGCGCAACCGGCTTACCGAACACCTCCATGCCCTTTTCAACCGCGTCGTCTTTGTACTGGTTCGCCCGCGACGCAGCGTACGCGTTGGCGAACGACGGGTTCTTGGCCGCCAGGTACGTGCGGTATTCCTCAAGCTGCTGGCGCTTGGCCTGCGCTTCCGAGCGCAGATCTTCACCGACGCCACCAGTCGTGTACCAACGCACGCGATCCTTGCCCTTCGGGTCTTCGACGTTGGTCGCCCGATTCTCAGACACAGCGCCGCGGCTGACGACCTCCCCGGTCTGCGGATCGGTGACTTCAGCCTCAAGGGCGAACGTATCCCCCCTTCCGCGCGCCCCGACGATCCGCACGTTGCGGCCGTTCGCGTTTCGCCACTTCTCGAAGTGCGGGCTGTTGAGCAGAGTCTGCACGGTCTTCGCGGCTTCGGGGTCTTTCTGTAGATCGTCGTACGACCTGTACGTGCGCCCGTCGGGATTGAGCATCACTGAGTCGTAGATCCGCGTAGCCTCGGCCGCGGCCCGAGCGTCGTCCTCCAGCTCACGCACCTTGTCCTGATACTGCCAGTCACCGCGCTGACGGGAACGTACTTCGTCCTGGTACGCCATGTCGCGGTCTTCGCGCTCGCGGCGACGCTTGCGATCCTCCAGCTGATCGACCCAGTCATAGCCGCGGAAAAAGCCGTCGAAGAAACCCGTCATGATCAGAGGCTCCCGCTCTTTGATTTGCTCTTGGTGGTGGACGTCGACGTGTCCGTGTACCCACCGCTGATGTTGCGCTGCGTTTCCATCCCGGCGGCAGCACCCGCAGCGGCGTTAGCCTCCTGCAGATTGCTACGCCCGAAGCCGGCCAACGTCGCCAGCGTGTTCTTGTTGCGCTCGTACTGCTGCAGTCGATCGGTGTTCTGTGCCGCAGCGCGGTTCTGCGAAACGCCGAGCTGCCGCAGGCGATCCATGACTTGCTGCTGCTGACCGGACATGGTCACACCCTGGCGCATCAGATCGCGGTTGTTGCCGTCGAACGCCCGGTTGGTGCCGTGCTCGGCGATGTGTCCGCGCCAGTAGGTCTGCTCCTCGTCGTTGGCGCTCGATTTGGCAATCAGCTCGTTTTCCAGTGGGGAGTAAAACTGCTTGGCGTAATCCCACTGACCGCGGGTGATCTCGTTGGCCGCATCGTTCGCCCGTGTCTCAAAAGGCGCGTACGTACGCTTGGTAGTCGTGGTGGTCGAGCCCGACGTGCCGCCGCCACCGCCGACCAGGCTGTTGACCCCGCTCGCAATGCCGACGATCGCGGCAGCAGTTTCCAAAGACATCTGACTACCCTCAGTAGACGTTAAACGGGTTGGAGAACCCGGCGCTGCTGCTACCGCCGCCGCCGCCGCCGCCGCCGAAGAAACCACCTATTGCATCGGATATTCCACCGAAGAAACCGCCACTGGAGCTTTTAGTGGCTGGCGCGTTGTAGTCATTCGCAGGGTCGTAGTACGTCGTTGTGTACAGCCCCCCGAGGTGCGACGTCTTATTACCAGGGGTGACGCCGGACTCCCAACTCGGCGCCGGGGTTTGGCCAACGCCAAACAAGCGCGCACCGCCGCCGATGATGGTGCCGATGTCGCTCCACGGGTCGTAGCCGCCGTTCGAGCGAGAGAAGTTCTCCGTACGCGATCCCGAGTGCCCAGCCTTGGCAACCGCGGCGCGCGTCGCGGCGTTGCCCGCTTCGGCAGTCGACAGCATCGCGTCGTGCTGAATGCCGCGGCCCTGCGCGGCGAGCTTGGTCAGCCCAGCGAACTCCTGGTCGAAGGCGCCGCGGAACGCGCCACCTTGCGCCTCGCCGAGCGCCTGGCCCTTGATGAGGTTCTTGTCCAGCTGCGCCATCAGGCCGCGCCCGGAGCCCGCGCGACCAAGTCCGCGCATCGCACCCTGCGCTGCCGCGCGATCCTGCCCCTCAAGCGACATGCGGACGTCGGCTTCGGCGCGACCGATCGCCGGCTTGACGTCGCGACCATACCGCGCCCGAACCTGATCGAGCACCTGCTGGTTGAGCGGCATGAAGCGGTTCTGGTAATCCGCCCACTGCTCGCGCGCGACGTCCGTGAGCATCGTCTCCTGCGGAGACGCAGGAGCGCGCGGTACGGAGCTGGTGCCCCCGCTAGAACTACTCGATGACTTACTCCCGCCGATGCTCGCCACTGTGTTCCTCCATGAACTCAAGCAGATCCTCTGTGTAGAGGAACTTGCGGACTTCCATGCTGACCTCGCGCATCCAGGCGTAGCCGCCGATGATCCGCGCGCAGTGAATAACGATCGTGGTCAGCGTATCGCGCAACACATAGGCGGCGGCTTTCTCAGTGACCCCGCCCTTCACCAACTCGTTGCTGTCCCACCAGTCCACGATGGCTGCCTGCAGCAGCGGACTGAGCGTGTGGAAGTTCTGCTGGTAGAAGACGTTGTTCGGTAGCGCGATGAACAGATTCCAGAACGCTGCGTTGATGTCCTCGTGCGTCAGCTCGGGGTTGTCCCCGTCTATGATGTCGTCCCACACCTGGGTGATCTGCCCAAGCAGCTCGCAGAACTCCACTGCGGGTACGTTGCCGCGCAGCGCGTACTGCAGGAACTCTCGCTGATCGTCACGCATTACCACTTGGCCGCGGTAAGTTTGCTGGCTGCGCTCAGCCCGGTACCGCGGTTGCGGTCGCCGACGCCCCAGCCCGAGGAGATGTCGCCGATGTAGTTGCGCCCGGCCAACAGACCGGGCGGGAAGTCGTACGTGCCCGGCGGCCCCACCGTCCGCGGCGGAGGCTGCACCGGGGGCGGAGGCCGCGCCGGCGGTGGGGTCTGCGTCGTCGGAGGCGGATCGCCGATGCCTTGCGGCGGCGCACTTGGAGTTGCCGGCGGAGTACCCGGGACTCCGCCCCAGTAGTCCTTCCACGAGCGCGTATCGCCCGCACCCCAGCTCGCGTCGTGCTGCATACGGAACCAGCCACCGTCGTCAAACATGTCGTAGCCTTCGGGCGCACCAGCAAGGAAGCGCTCGTCGTTGGCGTACGGGTTCTGGTAGTTCGCTATCGAGGTCCGATAGCTGGAGCCGGGGGATAGAGACGACATCGGAGGCCCTCGCAGAGTAGCTCCGATTTTCGTGCCTGGCGCCGGGGGCTGCGACTATCAGCTGACCGTGGCGGTTATGCTGCTGGAATCACCAAGCGTAGTCAGCGAAATCGTACCGGATGTGCGCACCGTACCGGACAACACGGCGGTGTCGTCGTCGTCCGTCGTAGCCATCACGCCCGTGTAATCCCCCGCGTCGTAGACAAACCCGACGGCGTTACTCTGGTCCCCATCGCCAGCAGCGTCGATAGCCCCGGAGATACGGCGGGAGTTGTCCACCTCTTGCTGCAGAACGACGGCCTCGCGCTCCAGAACGAAGATGCGGTTGTACAGGCTGCTCAGCTCTTCCGCCGTCGCTCGCGAGTCGCGCTCATCGCCGCGCACGCCCTGCATGGCGAGGATAACCTCGCGCATGGCGTTGAATGCCTGGCGCAGCATCGGATCTGCGCCGGGCGGTAGCTGCGGGATGGCTGGTAGTCTTGCCCTCGCCACGTCAGGCGCCCTTCAAGTCCTGCGAGGTTTCGCCGAGGAGAAGTTCGTACACCTCGGCCGCTCCGACCAGTTCGATCTCCCACTGCGATGCGCGATAGCCCGCTGGCAGGCGGAACGGCTTGTCGTCGAAGATGAAGCCACTCCACCGCCGCACGCCGTCGGCGTACAGCGTCATGCGCAGCGGTGTGGTGTCCCCGCTCGGATACGTATTTGCCCGCACCTGAGCCACGCCGAAGTTGATTGGCCGCGGCGCCTGGAGCTTGCCCGATCGCCAAGTGTACGGCGCGAACACGCCGGTCGAGTCCCAGGAGACGATGTTGGCGCCGACGCGCAGGTACAGGTAGTCGTCGATCAGGTAGTTGTGCGCAGCCCCGAAGACGGTGTCGTAGTACACGACGCCGCTCTCCGGGTTGCTCGGGTTGATGGCGAACGTACCAGAGACGGTACCCGTGTCGTACGAGCACAGGTACTTGCCCTCCCACATCGTGGCGACGAACGAACTCGGCTTCAGCGCGATCCACTGGTCGCGGGTAAACACCTGCTCGGTGACGTTCTTGATGCCCTGGTTGGACAGCATCATCAGTCCGTCGGGGCTCGGGTAGCAGACCGCGAAACCCAGGTCGACGATGCCCCGCTTGGCCAAGCACGCCTGGTTCTCCTCGATGCGCCGTAGCGAGGTGGCGGACGGGTGGTTGCCAGCCATCAGGTACGGAGTACCTGTGGTCAGGATCGCGACAGTGTCGCCGAACACGGCGCCGCCGACGATGTTGTAGTCGACACCTATCTGGTACTTGACCGGCCAGGCATACGGATACCCAGGCTCAGACATGTAAATGGCAGTGCCGGCAAACGCGACGTAGTACCCGCCAGGGTGCGCCAGCAGCCCGTACATGTTCGGGTCGGGCATGTCGTACTCAGCCGTCGACAGCTCATCGCCGAGGTACTCAGCCATGGTCGAATCATCGTAGCTCGAAGTGGCGAGGTCGATCTCGGCGACGAGCTGGTAGATGGCTCCCTGCGAACCCGTGTTGGTGCGGTAGATGCGCTTCTTGGTGATGGCGTAGTCGCCCACCGGAGCGACCGTACCCATGTTGGACACCGTCACTATCTGGTCGTCGATCGGTTGCACCATGGCGCTCACCGGAGACGGCGGGCCCTCGGAACCGTACACATCGACGTACGTGAAGATGTAGTACCTGGAATCGGGCAGCGCCAGCGGATCCGTAGGCGTGCCAGACACGACCACGTCGGGCGTCAGCGTTGGTGCCGGTATCCCGAGCGTTAGCGAGTCGTTCGGGAAAGGCCCAGTAGTCGAACCGATCAGCGTCGCCGTGGCGAACTTGGGCGCTCCGTCACCAGTCCAGTAAACGCGGTTGTGGCTGTCATTGGCGATCATGGACCGCTGCACGTCGACGTCGGAAGTCCACGTCAGCCAAACATCGTTGGGCGGATAGTAGAAGATGGTGTCGACCGCTGAACCGCCAGGTGCTGCTTGTACCGTCGTGTTGGTACGGATGGCCTTGAGGATGCCACCCTCGAACCGGCACGACTGGGCAACCTGCGCAGTCAGCGCGTCCAGCTTGTGCGGGCTCAGTATGGGGCGCTCGCCGCGGAAGTTCAGGAATTTGAGCATGGCCATAGGAGCGTCCTACCGATTACTCGGGATCAAGCGCACGCCTGAGTTTGGCGTGCACCGCAGCAACTCTGACGTCGCGCGACACGGGCGAATGAGAGACGGCTCGTGGCACGAACCAACGATGAGCGGCGGGTCAACGGTCGGCGGCGGCGGATCGAACACCTCGTAGTAAATGTCTTCAGCGGAGACCAGCCCGCAGTACACCCTGGCGTCGTACAGGTCTGCCCCGCACGCGCCGAGGTTGCCGTTCCCGTCATACGACGTGCTGGGGAAGTGCGTACTCATGGTATCGCGGTACAGCTTGCCGCCGCCGAGGAACCACGGAGTATACGGATTGCCAAACTGAGGCAGCGTCCAGTCGGGTGGCGCAAACCACGAGTCTAGGAGAACAGTATCGACGTACAGCTCCGCGGCAAAGCGCGCAGCTGTTGGGTCGAAGTTAACGTCGTCGTAGAAGAACCGAGCCGTGGCCAGGTGCCACTGCCCGTCGGCATAGGTCCCCCCGCTGTCCATGCCATCCGAGCGAGTAGAAAACACAGACACGCCCGCGATGAACACGCGAAGGTGGCCGTCGTTCCCGAAGTAAAATCCTACCGCGGGAACCTGGTAGTTCCACTTACCCGCCCCGCCATCCAGAGCGTCGTAAATTGGTCCGATGCCAAAAATTGCCCGCGCTTGTGAATTGACTGTGGAGCGGCGGAAAAAGATCGACATCGACAAGTCAGGAGACGGGTAATACCCGAACCCCCAGCACGTTGGGCCGAGCCCGTCTCCGAGAGACTCTGGATAGTTAGATGCAAACGGCGCCCCGATGTCCGGCCACGTAGTGTTGTACGGCGTTTCCGGGAACCGCCATCCGTACGTACCGGGCGCAGGGCCGTCAACACGCACCGGGCGCTGCGCACCAGACACGGGGAACATCGTCATGTCGGGGACGTCTTTTGCTACGAAAGGACCGTACGCGGATTCGATCGAAGTCAGCGCTACAGTCTGAGCAAACACAGTCGCGTCGGCCGCGTCCTGGAGCGGCCAACGGGCTTTTAGCAGCGGCGGTGTTGGGCTAGAGGCAGGCATTAGCCGCCACTTGGTGCAACCGGGATGGTGATGTTCTTACGCGTGACGACGTGCCCGCGAGCAATGACCACGGCGTTGTCTGGAGCGCCATCCGGGAAGATGAACAGGTCGTACATGAGCGCTGGACCAAACCCACCCATGGCCTCTGTCTCAGCCCCCGTCCACGTAAGGTCGACGTACCCACCCGCATTGACGACCAGCGCATCGGCCGACGTAGCGGTAGCGAGGACCGTGAGGTCAGGGGCGCGGCGAACCTCAAGGCGCGCTGAGTGCCCCGTCAGATCGGCTGCGGCGCCGTCGCAATCGTAGACATAGAAACGGTGCGTGAACATCGACCGTTCGTAGAGGTGAAGATCTACCAGCGGGAACACGGCGCCTCCTCAAGACATAGTGATGTCGCTGACCACGACGGGTGGGAAGACCCCCAACGTGGCCGGCGCGTCGTACGTGGTATCCGTCTCGACCACAGGCGGAAAGCCCCCTAACGTGGATTCCGGGCTTGAGAGTGCCAGAGTCGTAACGGGGCTGCTAAGGACCACGCTGGTGTGCACGACGTGATACAGCGCGGGCACAATGCTGCCGAGAGCGACCAGCTCGTCTCGATCGAATTCCGTGGTGTTGAGCACGCCGCGGATGGTCAGCTTGCCAACCGCGCTGATCAGATCGGCTGCGGTCGTCGCCGACAGGTTACCAGCAGCAATGAGCTTGCCGCTGGCGGCCATGACGTCGCCGCCCTCAAGTGCAACAAAGCCGGCCAAGAGCCCCGCAAGCGCACCGAGATCCACCGCATCAGTGGCGGTCAATATGCCCGTGGCGCGCAACAGCGCGGCTACCGCAGCCGTGTCGTGAGACTCAAGTGCGTCGCACGTACCGGTGATGACGTCCAGCGTGGTCGGCGGGTACTCAGGCGCAGCCAGCACGCGCGGGGCACTGTACACTCCGCGCGGGGGCAGGTTTGGCGGGGGCGTGAAGTTCGTCAGATAACGCGCCACGCCGCGTGTATAACGAACGTCCCTGACGTATCCAGTGTAGGAGTTGCCTGCCACCGTGGCAGTGCCAGAGAAAGCGCCCAGATTGACTACCGCAGATCCTACCCACAGATACGGATAGCTACTCGGGTTGACCCCGAGGCCGAGCATCTGCTGCACGCCGCCTACGAACAACCCTAACCCCTGCGGGCCACACACGAAAGCGAGGTGCACCCACTTGTCCACGTTATCCTGCTGCGTAACGGCGCAGGAGCAGATCTCGGGGGCGTAGTTGAAGTTGAGCGACACCTGCAGCTTGTACCCGAACCCGGCGTTGCCGTACCGCATGCCGTGAGGGTACTTGTTGAACGGATCCTGGTATATGTCACCCGACGTCGTGAGCTTGTGCCACAGCTCTAGCGTGAAGTACTCCGCCGCTGAGGCAGAGAAAGGTATGCCCGTTAGGGTGTCGCCAGAACCATCGAAATACGCCGCGTCGTTGACGATCTTCGCATCGCCGTTGACCGTCACCGCGGTAAGCAATCTGCTCTCGTCGATGAAATTGGCGCGGAGCGGAAGCTGCGCGTCGACGCGATCGAAGTACTGATCCCCGCGGTACGCACGCCGAATCAGCATCGGCGGGCGCTTGTTCCTCGGCAGGGGGACGAAACGGCTTAGGATCGAAACGCCGTGGGTAGGATAGAGAGACGTCGGCGGGACAAAGTCAGCCGTGTAGCGAGCGATGCCCTTAGTAACGCGTAAGTCTGCAAGAGCCCCGTTGCTGGACTCCGCCGCGTCGTGCTGCGCGCCAATTCTCCAGCTCGTCCGTTGTAACTCGTAGCTCCAGGCACGAGTTATCTCCAGCTTGCCGTTGATGTAGATGAAGATATTGCTGCCGCGCTGTACTGCAACAACGTGATACCAGGTATCGGTAGCCCAGCTAAGCGAGCTTTCGGTTGCTGCAAACGGGTTGTCGCCGCCGATAGCGTACTTACCAGTACTGCGAAAATACAACGCGAACCCATAGTAATCGTTATCACCAGCGCGGCAGTCGAAATTGATACCGGTCGTGCCGGCAGAACTAGGCGACTTCGCCCAGAACTCTATAGTCCACGGGGCGAAACCGATCGAGGGAGCAGTGACAGTCAGGTAATCGGTCGTCGGGTCGTAGAGGTACGACCCCCTGGCGTCGTTCAGGGCCGGAGGACGATACGCAGCGCCCGAAAACACGCCGCCGCCCGTCTGCGTGACTGGACACCGCCGCGGAGACACGTCGCGCGTGTGCTCCTGAAGCGGCAGGTGCAGTATTACGTTGCTGTAGTGCGGGTCACCGCCCCAAAAGCTGCGCACAGCACGATCCTCAGCTACTCGGACTCAGCACAAGAGGTGGCTTCCGAGTACGGGGCGACCATTACTGCGGCCGGCGCGTCTCGATCCTCGCCCGACAAACGATGTTGCGCGAAGCTACCTGCGGACCCTCGCAGGAAATCTTGAACTTGCCGCTGGTCGTACGGATCGGAATGACCTTCGACGCCGGATCTTCACCGGGCGTGTTAGTCGAGTACGTGTCCAGGGTACACAGGTGCTCGGCGAACTCGTTAGTCGCGTAGTCGTCACTCGCGTCGGCGTTCAGATCACCCGTCGAGTAGTGAATGTAGAAGCTAACCGTGTCACCAGTCGCCGGGGTACCGGAGTTGTCGGCATGCAGATGGATGTCGGCCTCCCAGTCCTCGACGTTGAAGGAGATCGCGTCGCTCGTCGAGCGCGTGTTGTTAGAAGACAGCGTGACTGACGTCGCGCTGCTCCAGGTAACTTGCGTCTGGTTTCTGCTGCTAGCCATGGTCAGACCCTCGGATCGAACACTGCGTTACCGCGCAGTGCGATAGACACATCAGCGGCAGTGACCGGAGCGCCGAGCACTAGCTGGGCGTGGCCCACGGACTTGGCCGCCAGCGCCTTCACCGCCGCCGCTTCATCCGCAGTCAGCACCAGGTCGAGCAGGGAGTGTGTCGCGGAGTGACCGATGTCAATGCCATCCGTGGTGACGTACCGCATCGCCCACTTCACGACGCTGTTCACCTGCGCCGCGGCCTCCAGCTTATCCAGGATCGCCGCAGCCACGAACGGATCCAGCTCTGCCAGCAGCGTACGCGCCGTGACGAACCGCTCTCGGTACACGACGCCGCCCTCAGCCGAATTGAGAACATCGGCAATGGCCTGATCGCGCTGCTGCGCGCCAGGAGTCTTCGGCGCGTCGTAATTGATGACGTGGGGCGCGCACGCAGCGGCGTGCGGTCCCGCCAGAATCTCGTTGCGCAGAGCGGCGTAATCCATCACGCGTTGCCCTCAGTGATAACAGCCGACGTGATCGCTACCTCTTGCCCGGTGCTTATGCTCGTCGAGTTGAGGATGAGATCCGCCCCAGACGTTCCGACGCTACCATCGACGCAGAACGTACCCGCCGAATCGACGATGCGGAACCACGTAGCCACGCCGTTGGCGTTGGCCGAAGAGTCCGGCGTAATCGTGTCAAACGTGAGCACCCCGGCCGTGACGGTGTCCTCGCACGGATCGGAGCACGTCAGCTCTGCCAGCAACGTGGTTGCTGTGCCGCCGGTCGCCGGTCGCGAGCCGTCGTAGATGCGAATTTTCCCCGCGCCGCTGCCGCCATTGATGGCATCGGCAACATCCTGCATCCGGTTGGTGCGGATGGTGGTGCTATATCCAAGTGCCATCCCTGGCTCCTCCTATTAAGGGTTGCCGCCCGAAGGCCGCGCGAACAGTTCCATCTGACTCTTGACCCAGGTCTGCGACGCGCTGCGAGCAACCTCGTACGACGGTGCCACCGCGGTCTGCGCGACCATAACGGTGTTGGTCGCGTAGTCGTAGATTCGGGCTGACCACATGCTTGTTGCGCGATCGATGGCGATTTCCCAGTACGCGCTGTACTTCTCTCTCGGGTACTCGCTGAGTGCGATGATGTCCATTCAAATGTCCGTGATGTTGCCGTAAATGACCACGCTACCGCGCGCTACGCACACAGAGTCTGCTGCGACGCCAGCGGGCTGAAGCACCAAGTCGTACTGCGCCGAGTCGAAGTCCCACGCCTCGATCGTCGTAGCTGGGATCTCCAGCACCACGTACCCCGCTGGGTTGACGGTGATGTCATCCGACGACGTGGCCTGGTACAGCACGGGATCAGCCGAGCTGGAGGCGCGCATGTCGAGCAGTGCCGTGAACCCGGTAAGATTGACGGGAACGCCGTTCGCATCGTTGATGTTGAACCGGTGCGTATAGACCGAGTTCTTGTAGATCGACAGGTTGATCTTGGTGACCGGGTTAGCCATCAGTACCCCCCGTACCGCACTGAGCGCGGCAGATTGCGTACACCGCTGTCAGTGCCTTCTTCCTCGATGCTGGCCATGGCCATGGCGAACAGCGCCAAGTGCGCAGCACCCAGCTGCGGGTCTGACCACGAGCGCTTGGGCATCATGAACAGGCGTGCAAGCGCGCCGTTGCGAATGTGCTCGCTGAACCGCGTGGCGAGGTGATCGTCGATCTCGGTCACGCCGAGCGCCGGCATGAGCGACACCGTTACGATTAAGTCGCGCATCACCAGGGTCGTCGGCCACGGCGTCAGCAGCAACTTGTCAGGTGCGACGAACACGTAGAAGGATGGGTCGCCGACGTCAGAGCGCCAGCGCGAGTTCAGTCGCGTCAGCTTCTCCCGCGACATCGGCGCCAGCGCACCATTGTCTCCGTACGACACGGAGTACGGACGCAGCAGCACGGTGTTCTCCGGTGCCGACATGACGACGAGCGACCCTTCTTTGCTCAGGTCGCTCGACTCCAGCTCATAGCGCCATCCGTTGGTCGTGCGGCACAGCTCGCGCGCCGCGTCCACCACAGCCTGGTCTATGACGGGATCCGGGGCCCCCGGCACCATCACTCGAATGTATGGGCGCAGATCACTTAGCAACATTGCCAGATGCCTTGTCTACGGCCAGTTCGAACGCCTGGAAATACCCAGTCGCCATTGCGCCGCTTCCCTCCTCAGCATCCTTGGACAGCGCGCGGAACAGCATGTAGTTGACGAGCGAGTCGCGGTACTTCTCTTCCAGCGGAAGCGTGGTGGCAGCCGTCGCACTGGGCGGATCCATCGCCAGGACCGCAGTAAGCGTCGCAGTCGTCCCGGTGGGCTGCGCGGGGAAGATCAGGAACTCGCGTGGGTGCGCGATCGGGTCGTACATGTAATGCACGACCGTGGTGTCGGCGTAGTCTGCGGAGCGCCAGTCGGGGATCGCAGCGTCTAGCGCCGTCCGATCACACGCCGTAACAGTAGCTCCATCAGTTCCGTTGCACTCCACACTAAGCAATCGAGTCGCGCCAGAAGGCAAGGTCTGCCGCACCCCAGCCACCAACGAGACGGCAGCGTCGTTGGAGTACGCTGCGGGGTAGCGTGCGCAGATGGCGTACTGGCCGTCATTGATCCACTCAATGAGTTCCGTCGACGTCCAACGCACGCGCGACTCGTCGTTGAGGAGGCGGCTCGCACGTTCGAGAAGATCGTCGACATGCAGCGCCACGCGTCAGCCTCCGAGAGAAAGCGCCTCGAATGCGTTACGAATCTCCTCGCCAGTAGCAGCGAACGACGCCGCACGACGTACCGCGTGAACGCGCGGGGAACCGTCGTGGTTGAAATCCTTCGGGTCGTTCTTGGCGATGAGGGCAGTGATGATCGTCTTCAGCTCAGCCTCGCGCTCGTCGGCAGAGAGGTTGGCGTCAGAGTTGACGTACGTACCAGTCACGGGGGTGCAGCCGAGTGCGAGGGCCTCCGTAATGAGTACCTCCGGGATGTTTTGCGGCTCCCCCGGGACGAAAGTGACCATGTAGCCAGTCAGCGAAGCGATGCGAACCGGCTTGTCGGACTTGAACAACGGCATGCGAAGTTCCTATCGGTTGGGCAGCAAGGACTCCCCGGCCCTACGCCGGGGAGTCCAACTCTGCTCTTACTTGTCGAACACTTCGTTCGCAGCACCGTCGACCACGTACTCGACGATGATGCGCGCCGAGCCGGCCGTCGCAGCCGAGCCGGAACCGCCGATGGTGACGTCCACCGAGTCGTTGGCGGTCAGCTTGGTGCCCGTCGGAACGAGCGCGGCACCAGTACCGGCAGCCAGCGCCACCGGCGCCGACACGTACGAAACATCGCCGATCTGCAGATCGATGGTCGGCAAGGTAGCCGTGGCCCAGGCCGCGACGCACTCGACATAACCACCGATAACGATGGCGCCGGCGGGGAGGTCGATAGTCTCCTTGTCCGTGGTGCCAACCGGGAAGTCAGCATACGAAATGGTAGCAATCGCCACCTTCGGATACTGACGGCCAGAGTCTTTCACGAATGCCATGGGTAGTTCCTCCTTGGCGTCAAGTGGGGGCGGGGATACCCCCGCCCCCTATCCGTTAGATGGCAGTGTCGATGGCGAGGACGCCGAAGTCCTCAACCGTGCCGTGGTACTGCGAGTGGAAGCGCGGCTTCAGCAGGCCAAAGATCTTCGCGATAGCGATACCCTGGCTGTTGCCGTAGTCGAACTCCTTCTCGTCCCACTCCGGCGCACCGAGGTCGGCCATGCCGAGGGCCTGCGCACCGCAGAGCAGCACGCGCTGCCCAGCCACGGTACCGGCACCCCAAGTAGCCGAACGCGGGACGTGGCGGAACTCGTGGATCACGAGACCGTCGAGCGTGACCTGACCACCCGAGAAGAGCGGGTTCTTCATGTCGCGCGCGCCAGCGTTGCGCAGGTTGGCCAGATAATCAGCATCCAGCTTCAGCTTGGCGAGGCCCTGCGGCGTCATGAAGACGTGGTAGTACTCCTCACCATCCGACGTGGACCGCACGCCGCGGATGAACCGCTCCTTGGCCGCAGCCTTCGCGAGCACGAGCATCTCGTACGTCGGGGTGTCCGCCGCAACGAGAGAGGTGTTGGCGGTGTTCACGCCGAAACCGGTCTCATCCCACACGAGGTAGCGGTTGGTCGAAGGCGCAGTGACGTCGGCCGCAAAGTCGAGCGACGGCAGCTGCGAGCTGGCATCACGCGCCACGCCGTTAGGCTTCAGCGAGTAAGCGATGCCGCCGAGGGTCTGGAACGCCAGCTGATCCATGCGGTCCGCCAGCCAGTACGCCAGCACGTCCTTGGACGTCTCGCGGAACTTGATGACGGTGGCCTGATCAGCCATGCGACCCTTGTTGCGGTTGGCGTGCCGGAGCTGATCGATGGTGATCGTCTCGTCGTACGCCTTGATCGCCTCCTCGTTGCCCTCCAGCTGGTTGTCGCCAACCACGCCGTCGCCTTCGAGGTCGGCAACCAGCGTCATGATCGCGCGGGTGCCCTTCTCCGACTTCGTCAGCTCGGTAACGCGAGTCACCATGCTGTTGATGCCGCCAGAAGCGAACTTGTTGATGAACGAGATGTTGCGGGCCTGCTTCCACAGGTCCTTGGCCCAGACGAGCCGCTGCTCGGAAAGCAGCGCGCCGAAATTGGTAGTTGCCACGGGGTAATCCCTCCTTGGATGGCAGTTAGATCAACGATTACCTGTTGAGCTGTTCGCCGCTCCGGCGTGTGTGCTGCGAGCCCGTGACGCTGCTCGGCGCGCCGAGTATCCGCTCTCGGTAGCGATATTCAGATCCTATGTGCTTAATTCCGGGGCTGCGTCTATCACCAATAAGAAGGGGGCTTTCGCCCCCTTGCACGCAGTACCGTGATTCGCGCGACGAACTACATCAAATCACCGCGCAACTTCCGCAGTGTCGACTCGGGGAGCGCACTGAACTCCTCTTCGCTCATGTCGCGGACGTTGGGCACGCTGTCGCCCTTGCTCCCGACCACCTGCTTCGGCGGCTGTGCGTTGGCCGCAGCCGCTTTCTTCGCATAGTCGGGCTTGGTCTCGCGCGCTGGCGCTTTCGGTGCGGTGCCGGCAGGGACGACGCCGTTGGCCTTGGCCACCGTCTCGGCTGCCTTGCGCAGCGCCTGTGCCGGGGAGTACTTGCCCGTCGCCATCAGACCCTGGTGGATCTCAAGCGCCTCCGACGTCAGCACGTCGTCGTAGCTGCTGCCCTCGGGGTCGTAGACGGGGAACATGGTCTGCAGTTCTGCGACCGTCTTGTCGAAGTCGAGGCGCGCCAGCGTGGCTTCGCTCGCCTGCTCGCGCATGCGGCTGGTCTCGATGGCCACCGCCTGGCGCTCGGCTGCGCGGATCTCAGCGCGAAGCGACTTGGCCTTGTCGAACTCGCCGTCGACGACCGCTTCCATGTACCGCTGCTCAGCCGCGTCGAAGTCGAAGTCCACCGCGGGCTGCGCAGCGCGCTTCTGCGCCGCGAGCTGCTCCTCAAGCTCCCGCGCACGCTGTTCCGCGATCTTCCGACGCTCGTTTACCTGGTCGAAGCGGCTTTTCGGGATGCGCGGCTCGGCGGTCTCGGTCTCCGCGGCCTCAACCTCCGGCTCGGGAGCTGCAGCGGGCTCTGCCGCCGGCGTTTCAGGTGCTTGTGGCTCACTTTTGGGGGTCTCGTGATCCACAACGGGGGTTGCGGGACTCTGATTAGCCTCTGGATCAACGAATGTGTCGCCCCGATCGCCAGAAACGGCCTCAGAATCGATCGGATCGGGCTCCCCGCCAGCAAAAACCACGGGGTCGAGCGTTTTGGTGTCATCGGGCATGAAAAATCTCCGTTTTTCGCCGTTTTTCGGCGGTTATACGTCTCGAAATGGCCGAGACGAAGCCATAAAGGGGGTCACTTCGACGTTTTCTTCGGGTTTTTCGCCGTGTTGGTGGCCTTGTTGGCCTCTTTCATCAGCGCCATGGCGTCAGAACGGGCCTTCTGCGTACCCTTTTCCCTCTCCAACGCCATCTTGACCATGGCATCGAAGGCCGATTGCCGGTCCTCGTGCTTCCGGGACAGTTCCTCCATGAACCGTTGACCGGTGTTCTGGTACATCACCTGCTGCATCTTGGCGTCGGTGTGCACGTTCGCCAGCTGCATCTTCGACTCAAGGTCCAGCAGCTTCTCAGCCCACTTCTGCTTGAGCTTCTGGATCTCCAGCATCATGTCGGCCTGCAGCTCCTGCATGCCGACCTCGGTGTCGGACGCCACCTGGCCTGCCTTGGCCTGGTTGAGCATGGCCTGCGACTGCAGATTGGACGACTTGGCCTCCAGCTGACTCAGCTCGGCCATGGCCATGCGGACCATGATCTCCTGCTGCATCTGCTGCATCTGCATCTGCTCGGGCGTCGGGTCGCCCATGCCCTGCATCTCGCGCACGCGCTGCGCGACGTCGTTCTTGCGTGCCAGGTGCGAGTTACTGATCACCACGTCATCCGGGATGTAGACGCCCACCTCGCGCATCTGCAGCGCCTCGGCGAACTGCGTCTCCATGAAGTTGTCGCGCGGCGGAGCCACGCTGACGACGACCCGGTACGTGCCGACGGTCACATCATTAAGAATGGACCCGTCCGGCTGCGGCTGGTTGATCGCCACGGGCACCTCGCGCTGCTGCGGGTCCTTGTAGTCGATCACGCGGAAGATGCGCTCCTCCGTGTAGAACTCGCGGATCAGCTCCAGCAGCTTCTCGCCCAGCAGCTGGCGCGTGAGCCCCAGGTGGGTGAACGGCACCTGGAGCTGCGTCGACCCGCGGCTCAGCTTGCGGTCCATGGCGACGCCGCTCACCTCGGCCTTGTCGGTCCCGAGCATCGAGTCGTTGACGCCGCTGATGGTCTTGATGTGCAGCGCGCTCTTCATCGCCGCGTTGTCCAGCCCGCTGGGGATCTGGTTGGGCGGGATCTTCTGCGGCGGCAGCTTGCCGCTGCGGAACACCAGCACGAGGCCGGTCTCGGCCCCGCGCGACTCCAGCTCCTCCGTCGTCATGTTCTGCAGCGAGCCCGACTCGACGACCCAGCCGCTGTTCGCCGTGGTGTTCACGACGTGCAGGCTCTGGCTCTCGATCTTGTTCAGCTGCTCCTGGGGCGACACGAGGTTGCGCACGACGCCGAACGGGCGCCCGCGGCGGAAATACGGGAAGAACGGGATGATGGTGAACGTGCGGTACGGCGACCAGTCGTCCGAGACGACGTAGTTGTCGATCGACACGGTCCAGCGCACGCGGCGCGTCAGCCGGCGCACGATGCTCAGGTTGAGCGCCTGCGCCAGGGCCTCCATGCGCGTCTTGTCCAGCTCGTCGTCAACCGCCCGCTGGTCGCCCGTCGCGTTGTCGACGAAGAAGTTCTGCCACCCGAGCTTGTACCACTGCCGCTCGATCAGGCGTGCGTACTTGACCGCGCCGCTGCTCGGCGAGGTGTCGTCGACCGGCGCGCCCGTCGTACCGAACGTCGTACCGCGTCCTTCGTACTTGACACTGTCCGCCCCGTACGTGGCTGCGCCGCCGTACGACCGCGACTCGACCTCCTTGCGCGCCTCCTTGCCGTACTGAATCTCCACCTCGTCGAGCGTCAGCCACCGTGTCTCAGTGACCCGGTTCCACGTCTTGGGGTCGTAGTCCTTCGCATCTGCGTCGAGCACGATCTGCGTCGGGTCCTTGACCGTGATCTCGATCTCGCCCAGCAGGTTGTTGTCAAAGTTGACCCGAACGTCGAGATAGCCGCGGTCCTGGATCAGCCCGTCGGCCACCAGCTGGTGCTCGACGAACTCGTACCGGTTGTCGTCCTGCACGTACATGGCGACTTGCGTGAGCGCCGCCGCCGTCTCCTCGGACGCGTCGACGCGCGGCTTGTAGATGATCTCGCCGCGCTGCGTCGAGTGCTCGCCGAGCATGGCGTTGACCGTGCTCAGGATCATGTTGATCTCAAGCACCGGTCGCCCCTCGGCCTCCAGCTTCTGCCGGACGTCCTCCTCCCACTGGCCACCGCCGCCGACGTAGAAGCGGTCGTACTTCTCCGCCTCCTCAACGTAGTCGGAATGCCCGGCGTCGCGGTCCTTTACATAGGAGTCCCAGTTGTCCTGAGCGACCTGATCCTTGCTCGCGACGCCGTCCGTGGCCATATCCATCACGCTCCAGTGCTGCCGAACCCGCCATCACCACGCGCCGTCTCGTTGAGATCCGGCACGACCTCGAACCTAGCCCTGAGTACTGGGCACAGGACGCCTTGCGCTATGCGATCCCCGGTCGTCACCTCGATCGCGTCGAAGCCGGCGTTGAACAGCAGCACCTTGACCTCGCCGCGGTAGTCGCTATCGATCGTGCCCGGGGTATTGAGGACGGTAAGCCCCCGATGCAGCGCTGCGCCGCTCCGCGGCCGGATCTGCACCTCGTACCCAGGCGGCACCGCGAAGGCGAAGCCCGTCGGCACCAAGGCACGATCACCGGGGAACAACTGGATCGGCGCGTCGAGCGCAGCACTCAGGTCGAAGCCGGCAGCGCCGTCCGTGGCGTACACCGGCACGTCGATGTCGGCCGCGTTGGGCAGCCGCTTGATGGCCAGGGGCAGGGTAGCGTTGTACTTGTAGCTCATGGGACTCCGCTGCGTCACAGGGAATGGACGGCATGGGCGAGGAGGAACGCGATCAGGAACGCGCCCACCGCCATGACCAGGCAGTCGTAGAAGGGATCCGGGTCGAAGTCGTTCATCAGTCGTCCACCGGCTCCATGTAGATCTCGCCCTCGCCGTTGTGGTACATCCGGTAGGTGCTGAGATAGAACCGCTCGGCGGGCTTGTACCGGTTCACGAACTGCTCGGCCGCCATGCCGAACGGGCCGTCCACGCCGATGCACAGATAGTCACCGGCCGCGAACGCCGCGTGGTAGGCGTCGCCGTTGGACACCATGAACGGCTCGTCCATGAGCTTGGCCGCGATTGGCTCCGCGCTGAGGACAAAGGGACGGAATTCCATCCCCTCGAAAAAGCTGTCTTCGGTGTATTCGAGCATCGTGGGATTCTCTGTGGTGTTTGCCGGGGCTGCATCAATCGCAGCGACGGCACACATAGAAGATGAACGCCATCAACAGCGGCGTGCCGACAAACCACAACAGGGTCAGCACCAGCCAGGGCTCGACGGGGAGGAGGTAGAAGTCCATGGGAATCTCGTTCCTACCCCTTGTCCACGTACCGGGTGACGTGGCGATCGAGACGACGCTCGACACGCGACACTCGGCGCGACGCACTGAGTACTGAGAGCGCAGTACCCAGTACGAGGAGAAGCATGAGGAGCGCCCAGAGCATCAGCAACAGGTCGCAGCCGGAGCAGCCGCAGTCGCCGACGCAGCCATACGACACGACGTCGGGCACAGCGCAGACTTGCATCGGTCCACCAGTGATCTCACACACGGTACGTCCTCCTACGCGGCCATCGAGCCGCGCTTGGTTGGGTTGTTGACGAGCTTCTCCAGCTTCTCTTTCCACGAGCCCTTGGCGTACTCCGGCTCGCGCGGCTCCAGCGGCACGTTCATCTCCTGGAGCATCAGTCCGATCCAAGCCAGTGCATCGACACGGTCGTCGTGTGCCCCGTTGGGGAACTTGAGCATCTCAGCGTAGATCCCGTCGGCCCAGTGCTTGTCCTTGGGGAACTGCACACGACCCTGGCGCATGCGACCCTGGATCGCGCGTGCCCGCAGCTCCTTGTCACGACGGCCCGGAGGCAAGTCTCGCACCACCATCTCATACGCCTTGTCCTCGTACATGCGCTGCTCAAGGTACGGGCCGATGGCCATGGACACCTGACTCTTCTCGATGCCGTGGACCTCGGGCTTCCACACGCGCTGGACGTCCAGCATCTGCTCCACGATCTCGAAGCTGTCCCACCGCCCGTGCCGCACGTCGAGCACCCACATGCCGTCGTCCTGGTCGATGCCGACCACCACACCGGCCGTGAAGTCGTTGCGGTCCCCCTTGCCGATTGCCAGGTCCCACCCGGCGTAGACGGCCAGCCGGCCGGGCGCCGCGCCCGTGTACCAGCGGAACATGTCCCTGGTGAAGTAGCTGCCCGTGTCGGGCATGGGCTGCTGCTGGTACAGCGCCTGCCACACCGACGGGCCGACGGCCCGCTCGATCTTGCGCAGCTGCTCGACGGAGTAGCGCTCGGGGTGCAGCGCCTCGCCAGCCTTGCGGTACGGCTCGTCCTCGGTGGCGATGGCGGGGTATCTAATGATCTGGAACTTGTCCCCCTCGCCACTCTCGCTCAGTGCTTCGAGCCGACCGGAGAGGTCGTCCTCAGCCCACCGGGTCGCAATGACGATGACCCCGCCACCCGGTGCCAAGCGCGTGTACGCGGTCGACGTGTACCACTCCCAGATGCTGTCCTTGATCAGCGTCGAGGACGCGTCCTCGGCGTTCTTCAGCGGGTCGTCGATCACCAGGATGTGGGCGCCCTTGCCGGTGATGGCGCCGCCGACACCTGCCGGCACGTACCCGCCCTTGCGGGTCGTCATCCACCCCTCGGCGTTCTGGTTGTCCTTGTCCAGTACGGCGCGCGGGAAGACCGCCTGATACGTCTGCTCGCGCAGCAGCTCGCGCACCTTGCGGCTGAACGTCAGGGCCAGCGAGCCGGAGTAACTGGTGGCGATGATCTCCTTGTCGGGGTTGTTGCCGAGGAACCACGCCGGAAAGTACACGCTTGCCAGGAGCGAGTTGTGGGTGGGTATCAGCTGCTCCCCCACCAGATACAGCCCGTCTGCGCGCGCGACCTGAATGCACCGACCGATGGCCGGCGCACCGCGGCGCACCGCCGCGATGCCGAGGCGACGCTGTGAACTCTCACGGGCAACGATGCGCTTGCGCGGCAGGCGTGTCGGTATGGCGCGATCTGGCGTAAATGACACGTAGTGCACCGGATGCCGCCCCTGCACGCCACTGGTCGACAGCGCCGGCTGCTGCGTGTAACGGTTGGCTCGCCACCCGAGACTGCGGACCAGGCGCTCGATCCCGCTGGCCAGCACGTCGCTGACGGTCGCTATGCGCACGCGCTGAGTACCAAGCTCTACGTGCCCGTCGGTATCGATCAGGCCAGCGAGAAGCGCCAACCGCTGCTCGATGCTCGACAGCTCGTACTCTGCCGGAACGTGCTTGGCGTTCAGCACCCCCAGCCGCCGCAAAATGGGCTTTACCCCCGCCATGAACCCGTAGTTCACGCCCGTGGTGCGATGTACCCAGCGCCGAGTTATCGGCTGCGCCTCGTTGACCGCCACGGCCACGGCTGCGTCGTCGGCGTGCCAGCAAAAGTCGGCGTTGCAGGAGCGCCCGTCGCCGAGCCAAACTCCGAGCACGTAGGGATCCAGCGGCAGGGCGGCCTCGGGCAACTGAAGGGCGTGAACGTGTGGCAACTGCAGGGCGGCCCTGCCGCCCCGTTTGCCGCGCGGCCCCGACCACAGGGTCCGCTGCTCCAGGTATTTGGTCTCGACGGTCCTCCACCCCGAATCTCCACACCGATCGTAGACCGTCCACTCGTGGTTCTCGTGGGTACGGACAACCGACCCGTCCGTGAACTCCACTTCGCAGTTCTGGAGGGCTGGCTCGCCCACGGCCACGACTTGCGTGGGCACGCCATCGGGGCCAAACACCTCGTCCCCAGTACGCAGCGCTCCGTGCGTGGTCCACCCCTTTGTGGTCAGCACCGGGGTGTCGTCCGCGATCTGTTTGCCGTGGCGTGGCGGCGCCTGGAGGATCAGCCGCGGGCTCTTGCCGGCGATCACGTCCTTGGCGAACTTGTCCAGCCGGCGGCACACGTCGCGGTGGAACAGCCCGGCCTGGTAGCCGCGGTGCTGTCGCATCACGAACGCCATGAGATGCCGCTGCGCCAACGTCCGCGCCGCCAACTCGCGCTTTACGAGATTCACCCGGCGCCGGCCACGAGCCACTTGGAACGAAGCACGGCGGTCTTCCTTCGCAACCTCCTTTGCCTTCTCCGCCTCGCGCACCTTGCGCTTGCGGAGGTCGCGCTTGCGCTGCAGCCGGGCTTCCTGCTTCAGCTTCTTGCGCTCTTCGGAGGCCAGCTTCTTGATCCGACGCTCTTCCAGCTTGGCTGCCATGACGTCCCCAGAGCGCGCGGAGACGCAGGTGTTGCACACCGCCATACGGCCGCCATTGAAGTACGGCTTACCCGACCGCGGGTAGGTCGTCCCGCACACCCGGCACGTCTTCGGGGTCGGGACATGGTCCTCCGTGTACTTCCACTCCCCTTTCTGCGGGTTCGCTCGGATAGTCGGCCGGGTCGATTCCGTCGTCGTCGTCGTATCCGTCGGCGTCTCCGTCGTCTCCGTCGTCTCCGTCTCGTCCGTCGTCGCCATCATTCTTCCTGGGCTTGCGTGGGTAGGCCGGTCTGCCAAGGGCCTCGCGGATCTTGTCGTACTCATCGCCATAGGCGTCGTCCTCAGCCTCGACGATGAAGTCCTTCCCGGCCGACAGCTCGATCAACTCCTTAGTAGACAGCGCCTGGAGCTTGTCGAGGGTCACGTCCTCGATGCGGTGCATCACGTCGACCTTGAGGGCCTCGTAGGCACCAACGATTCGGCCAATCTCACGCCACGCGGCTACCAGCTCGGTAGCGTTCCCACTCGCCTGAACGGCGTCGAACATGCCTCGGAGCACGTCCTCGCGGGATACGTCGAACTTCTCGACGACCATGCGCCGGGCTGCCGCGAGCGCCGCTTGCACCTTCGGGTGGCGCTCCATCCGGTAGGCATTAACTTCCGGGTCCGCGAGCCCGGCACGCAGTGCGGCGCGCAGTGGGACGAGCCCGGTTAGTCGGGCTTCGCAATAGAGCCGCTGCTTCTCGGTCATGTTTGCGAAGCAGTCGGCAGTGGTCTGCTTGGCGTCGTTGAACGCGAGCTGCGAGCCCTGGACCGGAGGGGCCTTCGGTGGTTTTGCCATACCGGCACTTTCTCTATCAACGCATGGGGCTGCAACGGTACCCAGAAAAATTTTGCAAAATTTTTTGCTACTTCCACTTCAACTGTTCCTCTACCCCAGTGCTTTTCACGTAGCCCCGTTCCTACTCACTTCGCACCGCCCGAAGTGCCAATCGCTTACCTCGCCGACTGGGCCCCGCGCCCCAACCCCGTCGTGCCCTTAGCTACGTTGTCGAGCCTTCGGCATGAAGTCTTGGTCGAAGCAGGCGCCCTTCCGCGCTCTGCACTTTGTACGAGGTAACAGTCATGTCGCACTCCTTCACCATCGCCGGTATCGCTTCTTCGTTCGACTCTTGGGCGGCCGCCAAGGCTGCAGCCATCGCGCTGCAGCGTCCGGTCGACGTCGTTCGCGACGATGGCAAGTTCTGGACCGTGGGTGCCGTCGCACGCGCCCAGTCCACGAACCGCACGCCGGTGCAGTCGGCGCAGGCCGAAGAGCGTGAACAGATCCTCAACGCTCTGTCCAAGATAAACCACGTCCTCGACGGGCTGAACGCCAGGTTGGAGGCATTGGAAACCAAGCGCCGCGCACGTAGTGCCAAGGCGTAACGGAGGTGGTTATGTCTAGCTTTCTTGCACACTGCGGGTTGCTCGCTGTGGTGGTCGGCACCACGCTCTGGCTGCTGGGCTTCGGCCTGGTGGCTTTCGGCGGGTTTGATCCCGCGTTCTTCGTCGAGGCTTCGGTCAAGGCGATCGTGGGTGGGCTGGCGGCGATGGTTGCCGCCCTGCTCACCAACTAGGTCCAAGCCCTTGGCACTGCGCACGCGGTGCTAAGGGCTTTCTTTTTGCCTGCCCGCTAGCAAACCCCCGGTGGCCGTGAGAGCACGAGGGTGCTGCGGCTCGGTGCCTTCGGCATGAAGCGATTAGCGAAGGTTCGGGTGTTCCGAATCAGTGACGGAGTACAGCGATGGAAACGAACAACACGATGCGGCGAGTGGGGCTCAGCCCGCGTACTCAGCAACTCGTTGCTGAGGTGTTCGGCGGTGATTACGAGGAAGCCCAGTACGTGGCTACTCGGGTCGCAGCTACTACGGCCAGGACGCCGGGGTGGGTGCAGGAGGTTGTGGGGCGGCAACGGACGGGGTGGCGGGACTCGCTGCCGTGGTGGACGACCCGCTGAGTGTTGCATTTTGCAACAACCCGCCGACAAGGCTAGGGAGAATTTACTTCCTAGCCGTTGCATTTTGCAACAGGAGGATTTGCCCCATGAAAGCCTGGCTCAACCGCGTATGGAACGGCGATCAGGCCGCCATTGAGGAACTGATGATCGCCATTTTCGGCGCGTTCACCTTCATTGCCTTCATCTTCAGGAGCTAGTCACAAGGATGAGAACGCTCTACCGCATCACCCGCAAAGACGGCCGCGTCCTGCGCTTCGTGGGTGGCAACACCCGGCGAGATGCCAGGGCGCGCGCCCATAAACTGGCCAAGGACATCATCCACGGCCTAGCCGAAGACCTCTCGGCATACGAGGTCACCGTTGAACGCCGTCTCCAGTCGGGAGCGTTCGACGACCAGGTCAGCTTCCGTGGCTGACCCGACACCCACACCAACACACCAGGAGCAAACAATGCACACGCAGACCAACAACACCAAGTACTCCTTCGATACCAACATCGTCCTGGACGACCCGGACGACGTCGTGAACGGGCGTGCCGGGAGCTACGGCTTCTCCCTCGGCGGCAAGCTCACGGCGGCTATCGCCAAGCACGCCATCGCCAGCATCACCGCGCTGGAGCGGCCCTTGATCGACACCGACACCGGCGAAGTGAAGGAGGGCCTCGACGGCATCGACAAGTTCAGCGAAATGATGTCCCAGCTCGACGCGCTCGGGGCCGAGGTCGAGGGCGAGTTCGGCAGCAACGAAACCCACGAGCAGGCCATCGCCGGTTTCCTCCACGCACGCAATTTGCTCAAGCAGCGCGGCGTGAAGGTCGGCAGCTTCGTCGAGCACTTCAAGTGGCGGGCCGAGCAGGCAGCCAAGAACGCCAACGACGAGGCAATGATCACCGCGCTCGCGGCGGAGTCGGGCCTGCCCATCGGGGAAATCCGCAAGGCCAGGGCGGCCAAGGGGCAGGGCCAGGTGCAGTGGATCCTGACCACCGCTGCCAAGGCGATGCAGGTCATCGGCAAGACCCAGCCGGACCCGCACTACACGCCGGAGGACTTCAAGGACATGTACCTCGACAGCCTGAAGTCGGCGCGGCTGCAGGCGGTGCGCAATAGCAATAACCTCGCTGAGGCGCGCGCGACCCTGCTGCTGCTCAAGGCGTGCGAAGAGCGCGCCGATCGGCAGCTGCCGGCGCAGGAGGAGCCCGCGCAGGAGGAGCCGGTGCACGACGTCGACGCGAGCACGGTGGAGTTCGACGTCAACGAGCACGACAGCCTGGTTCCCTCCTACGAGGACCAGGTCGCCGCACTCGAGGCCGCGCACGAGAACGGCAGCCTCGGTGACGACGAGTTCGACGCGCTCATGGTTAACCTGCGCGGCGGGTAACCGATAGGGGCCCGGGGGCTTCGGCTCTCGGGCCCCCTTTTTGCCAGCCCGTTAGCGGAACCCACCCTACGCACGGGCTAGGAGCTTACATGGGGTGCGGGCCCACAAGGAGACAACGACACCAGGCACAACGCAGCCAAGCCACAACTCACTCGCGCAGCCCCGGGCGCGTCCGGGGCATAACACCCACCGGTGCACAACCAAGGAGTCACCATGTCCTTCGCGATCAACCCCATCGTTCAGACCAACATCAAGATCAACAACGCCCGCGGCGAGGTCGAGTTCAACGTCGCCATGGGTGATTACCAGGTGGGCGAACTCATGCGCCTCATGGGGAATCCATCGGTCAACAAGGTGAGCTGCATCCGGTGGACCCGCGATCTGCTCAAGATCGATCTGCGCTCCGCACTCGCCTTCGTCGAAGAATGCCGCGCCGTGTATGAAAAGACCTACCGCGACATCGACACACTCTCCCCGGTCGACTATGACGACGACAACGACGAGGTGCGAAACGAGAGCAACAACTACTACTAAGGACTCTGCCATGCTGCTCGGCATCGACTTCGAGACGTACTTCGCCCCGAAATTCACCCTAAAGACCCTGCCCCCACTCCTCTATGTGCGAGATCCACGGTTCAAGGTCCACGGTGCCGCGCTGAAGATCAACGACACCCCGGCATTCTGGCTAAACGACAGCGAGCTGAAATGCGCGCTGCGCGACTTCCCCTGGTCGGACATCACGGCGTATGCCCACAACGCCTTGTTCGACGGCCTCGTTCTCCACGAGATCTATGGGTGCAAGCCCGCCACCTGGGTCGACACCGTGGGGCTCGCCCGCGCGCTGTTGCCACCCAACCTTGCATCTGATCTCGCCACACTCGCCCAGTTTCTGAAGCTAGGCACCAAGGGCAAGGAACTCGAACTAGCCAAGGGGCTAATCGATCTGCCGCCCGACATCATGGATCAAATCGCAGCGTACTCGCAGAACGACATCGAGCTAACCTACGGCGTACTGCAGGCCCTATACCCTTCACTGCCGACAGTCGAGCGAGATCTAATGTCCATGACCATCCGCTGGGGCACAGTGGACGCGCTACGAGTAAACCGCGCACTCCTCCACTCTGCCCTGGCGCAGGAAACCAAACGCCGCGCGGACACGATCGCTGCCAGCGGCTACAGCGCGACCGAGCTACGCAGCGCGAAGCAGTTCCCGGAAATTGTCCGCTCGCTGGGAATCGAACCGCCAACCAAGACCAACCCAAAAGGCGACACCGCGTACGCGCTGGCCAAGAACGACCTCCAGTTCGTGCGCCTGATTGCCGACCACCCAGAACACCGGCACATTTGGAACGGACGCATCGCCGCCAACAGCAACACCACCATTAGCAGAATCCAGCGGTTTCTAGCCGCGACGGAAACCAAACCAACCATCGTGATGCCCCTCAACTACTACGGGGCGCACACGGGACGTTGGTCAGGAGCCGGCGGGCTCAACGTCCAGAACCTGGAGCGCAAGTCCGCCACACGCCTGGCAATCGAAGCGCCCGAAGGTCAGGTCGTCGTTGTCGCGGACAGCTCGCAGATCGAGCTGCGCGTCAACGCCTGGTTCTGCAACCAGGAATCATCGCTCAAGATCCTGCGTAACGGCGACGACATCTACAGCCACACCGCAACGGAGCACTTCGGCTACCACGTCACCAAGAAGATGCCAGAGCGGTTCTTCGGAAAAGCGCTCGAACTCGCCCTGGGCTACGGTATGGGAGACGACAAGTTCCGAACCCAGGCTGCCATCGGAATCATGGGAACGCCGCCCGTAGTCCTGACCCAAGACGAGTCTCGGGCAGCCGTAACCAAATACCGCACCGGCCATAACAACATCAAAGCGAAGTGGAAGTGGCTGAACGACACTGCCATCACCTACATGCACGGCAAGAACCCAGAACCCCTGGTCTGGAAATGCGTCAAGTTCATTCCCGGGGAGTGCCTGCTACCCAACGGCATGGCGCTCCAGTACCCCAAGCTCGACATCGACGAACAGGGCAACTGGAGCTACGAGACAACCGAGGGGAGGACCAAACTGTACGGTGCACTGCTGCTCGAAAACATCGTACAGGCCCTGGCCCGCATCATCGTCGCTGAACAGATGCTAGCTACCGAGAACTGGTTACACGAACACACCGGCTTCCAGCTTGTCAGCTCCACGCACGACGAAGGCATCGGCATTTGCCCTCGCTGGGCAGCAGACTTCGTACTCAACGCCATGCTCTGCATCTTCAGCGAGCCACCGACCTGGGCACCGGACTTACCGCTCGCAGCCGAGGGCGGCTACGCAACCAACTACAGCAAATAACCAGGAGCCCACCACATGGCCAACCACTACCTCGAATTCAGCGTTCTGCTACCGCCACCAGAAACAAATGCCGCGGAAGTAGCCAACTTCATCGAAAACTACTCCTGCCCCGACCCACAAGATGAACTCGACTTCCCCATCGACCTCCGTGAAGACGGCGTCTGGCTGCACACAGAAGAATTCGGCACTCCAGATCTAGCCGCAGACTTCATCCAAGCCTACCTACGACACTTCGACATCGACGGCGGCATCTTCATGTCGTGGGCGACCTACTGCAGCAAGCCACGAATCAACGAGGCTGGTGGCGGCGGCTTCATCATCACCAAAGACTTAATGCTCACATCAAGCTCCGACGACGTCTGGTACGAGGCACACAAGCACGGCATCGACATGCTCAACAGGTAGACGCCCATGACCAAGGCAGCCCCGAAACCGCCACGGCAAACTGCGGGTTCCCCCCGCAGCAGAAGGGTCTACCCCCCAATGAATGCCGTGATGCTCGACCTAGAGACAATGGATGTCGCACCAAGTGCGGCGATCCTAACAATCGGTGCCGTGCACTTCGACCCATTCGGCCAGGACACCGAGGAGACCCTTCGGACCCCCGAACGAACCTTCTATGCCCGGATCAGCCTGGACTCGAACACCGCCCAAGGGCGGACCATGAGCGCCGGCACCGTGAAGTGGTGGCTGGGGCAGACCGACTCCGCCAGGAACGAACTCCTCCAGGCTGAGCTGGCCCTGCGCACCGCCATCCTGACCTTCCGCATGTGGGCCAGCAACCTTACCCCCCGCGCCGACCGAGTCTGGGCCAAGAGCCCAGAGTTCGACGTGGTCATCCTGAAACACGCCTTCGACCAGCTGAATGAAGTTTGGCCCTTCAAATTCTGGAACAGCCGGGACGTCCGAACCGCCACCGAGCTAGCCTACCCCGAAGGGAACGAACCCAAAATCGGCGTCGGCACCGCGCACAACGCCCTGGACGACGCCATCCGCCAGGCCCTCATGGTGCAGCACTGCCACCAGATTCTGCACCCAAACTGACAAAATGGCAGGAAACGTTACGATCTTTGGGCCCACTGTTACGATCTTTGGAGAAAGATCGTAACAAGAGGCCCTTATAAATCAAGGGCTTACGCGGTTTGTTACGATATACTTTAATTCCTAAAACGACCCTAAACCCCTGATCTATAAGCCTTTTCGACCCTGTTTTTGCCCCAAAGTGTTACGATATTTTTCCTGTTTTCGCTGTGGAGTGTTTTGTGTGCGCTGCTGAGTGCACCCACCCCACCGCCTGCCGCCGGGGGAAATTCCCCGAAAAACCCCCAAAGTAGCTAAAAGCTAATTTGCGGTGTGTCTACAAGTAAAAGTACTTAAATATCGTAACAATCGTAACAGGTAAAATACCAGTTTATAAATCAAAGGCTTAGGTATTCCCGACTGTTTTAGTGGATCGTAACAAGCCCCTCAAGATCGTAACGCCAACCGCCGTTCGAGCGTGCGCTGGCCCTCCGCAGTACCGAGCACCTAGTACCGAGTACCTAGTACCGAGTACCTAGTACCGAGTACCGAGTACCGAGCACCGAGCACTGAGTGCTGAGCACTGAGCACTGGTCACCTCCGCTCCCAGTGCAGCCCCACCCCACCCAGTACCAAGCTCCTCGCACTTCGCACCCAGCACGAGGCAACCGTGAACAAGTCCTACCGAGGCACGATCACCTACACGATCCCATACCAAGTCGACGCCATCGACTTCGACGGCTTCCGCCAGGCCCTCAAGTACCTCCAGCACTCCTGGGCTGACCCCAAGACCCAAGCCAAGTGGTCTATCTGGCTGGAAGAAGACGCCGAGCCCACCTACGACTTCGAGCCCGCCCCCGAACCGGAGTACTACATCGATGAATGACCTCCTCGACCGCGCCAAGACCCATGCCTGGTGGTACAGCGACCGCATGCTGGCCGAGATGCTCATCGACAGGATCTACCAGCAGGCCGCGTTGATCCGCTTCGCCGAGGACTTCATGCCGGCCAAGATCGTGCCCCACTGGCGTCGTTTCTGCGAGGCCGGCGTGCGAGTCACGCCCACCGCCCCAGAAGAAAACGAAAGGAGAACAACCGATGCACCCTGACACCCTCAACGACCTTATCCAGATCACCGGCGTCGTCGGTGCTCTGCTTCCCTTCGCCCTTGCCCTGCTCGCCATGATCGTGGTCCTGGGGATCCGGCGATGAACAAAGCCACACTGATCGCCCTGAAAGGCTCTATCCAGAAGTGGCACGACATCGCCTACCACAGCGGCATGGATGACGGCATCAACAACTGCCCACTCTGCGGCCTGTTCTGGACCGACGACTGTATAGGCTGTCCCGTCGCGATCGAAACCATGGACACCTACTGCTACGGATCTCCATACACGACGTGGGGCTGCGAACAAACAAAAGCCAATGCGATTGCAGAACTGAAATTCCTCGTGACGCTCCTGCCGAAAGGCGAAGAGGCTGAGATGAGCGACGGCAACATCTGGTACTGGGAATGGAGCGAGTGATGGACCCCAACACACCCAGCCTCTACCGCGCCCAGTGCGGCTGCATCATCCTGCCCGGCTGGACGACGACCGAAAAGAACTGGGAGGTCCTCGCTACGGTCGTACAGGACTGCTGCGAAGGCACGTTCACGTTCAACAAGCGTGCAATGCTCATCGACCAGCACACGCCGACGCCACTCACACCCGAGCAAGCCGCCTACGTGTGGGACGCCGTGAAAGAAAAGGTCATTCTCAGCTACCAGTGCGAAGAGCTGCGCGCTGCGCTGCGGGCGGTGATCTGATGCTAGCTCGCTTCAAGCACACCACAACCGACGGCATGAAGCTCGACCCAGACGGTATCTGGACCAGCTACGTTGCTGCAGCGGAAGAGCTGCACCGACTAGAGCGCCAGCTCACCCTCGAGAAAAACCGGGTAGAACAGTACCACAGCGCCTTCGAAAGAGACGCCGTCCACATATTCAAACAAAAAACCGAGATCGAAGTACTGCGCGACCAGCTATACCAGCTCTACATAGAAATCGAGCGGCTGCGCATAGATGCCGCCAGATACAGGTTCATTCGCCAAGACATTGGTGGTTTGGGCGTCTACATAGTGAACGGGAACCTGGAGGTTCTTTCGCTAGATGAAGCCGACAAAGCGATAGACGCTTCTAGGGAGGCGGTGGGTTATGAGTGAAACCTGGGATGAGATCAAGCGGCAAGAAGTTGCAGAAATGCGAGCCGAGATCGAGCGGCTGCGCAAAATGCTCAACAGAGTACTGACGCACTGGCTCCAAGATGACGACCCAGGCGAATTGCAAGAACTTGTCCGCACAGCAAAGAAAGCGACGGAGGAGAAATGAGCGAATATTACAGAGAGACAGACCCGCAAAAGGTCGAGCCACACTTCTTAAAGCACATGGCCGCAATGACCCGTGAGGGACTAGAAAGCAAAGGCGATATAGCTATTGAACTAGCAATGAGAGATGCCGAGATCGAGAAGTTGCAGAAGGACGTAGTTCACTGGCGTGAAGCCCGCTGCTCCTGCATCGAAGCGGGCGACATGATGAAGGCCGAGATCGAGCGGCTGCGCTCGGCTCGAAATGAGTTGGTCACCGCGCTGTATGACATCGCTAGCCATTTCGAGAACACTCTTTATGCGTTTCGAGATGACACGGAGGCGAGAAAGAAAGCGGAGGGC